GACGTAAGCATCTATTCTCCGCCTACATATCAGATGGGGAATGGGTATACTGCGAATAGACCGATAACGCATGTCGCGTTAACTGATTATCCTGTCGTACCCGGCCTCGATCCTTTTGAGACGTTGGCCGCTTCGCTTAAAGAGGTGATGGAGATGTCAATCAAAGACTTAGCTGCGAAGCTGAGCATGTCGATCCCAGCTGAAGTTACCGATGATGACGCGATCTCTGAGCTCATCGTCGCCGAGGTAACAAAGCTCAGGTCCGCGGCCGCAGATGCGACCAAGCCGAACGATAAGACCGCGGCTATGGAAGCGTCGATGACCAAGATGATGAAGGAACTTCGCTCTACCAAGATCGATGCACTCGTATTGGACTGCAAACTGACTCCTGCTGAGGCTACTCAGTGGAAGAAGACGTACTCTGAACCTACCACGGTTAGCTTCAGCGTCAATGACGGTTTTGACTCAGCGTTCTCTCTCGCGGCTCAACGGACTCCGATCGCTAAACTAGGCGAGAAGACCGCGTCGCAGTACAATTTCGATCCCGAAACCAATCCTCTGATGAAAGACGCAAAGCGTCGGGCTGGAGCGTAACACGTGCCAAGCACAACACAAAAAGCTAACATCGGCGACCTCATGATGAGCGAATATCATGAGTCGTACAACTTCGAAGCGCTGTTCCTGGCAGCCGCCGTTACGGTGCCGGTGAATGCGGAAGTCCTCGGGTACCCAGTAGTGGTGTCTGGCACGACCGCCACCATCCAAACTGCGGCCCAGGTCACTGCGTTCACCGCTGCGTCATCGTGCAATGTCATTGCCGACGACACGCCAGCTGTCGCCGCATTTTCAGCGGTGGCTTCAACAGTCAAGTACCGCGTCTTGCGACGTGGCCCCGCCATCGTTCATCGTTCAGGTCTCAGGACGGCTGATCCCGCAGCAGCCAACTACGATATGACCAAGTTCATCGCTGCGCTTCTCGTCGCCGGCATCGTTGTTGTCAACGAAACCGGTCTGACCGCCACGATCTCTTAAGGAGGCTGCTTTGCTTGACATCTTCACCGGTGACGCCTTTGGCGTCATCTCATTAACGAGCTCGATGGAGATTCTTCCTGTGATGCCAACTCGACTGAGCGAGTTGGGTCTCTTTTCCGAAGAGGGGGTTAGCACCACCACTGTCGGGATTGAGTTCAGGAACGGATCGCTGTCGCTCATTCCAACCCAACCTCGAGGCACGATGCCCGAGTACGGGCGTGACGAAAAGCGTATCGTACGCACGTTCGCCATTCCTCACATCCCGAAGAACGGGTCCATCAAAGCTGAAGAGGTTCAAAACCTCCGAGCCTTTGGTAGCAATGATTCAACCCAAGCCGTAGCTGCGGTCGTGAACACCAAGCTAACTGGGTTGAAGCAAGACCACGAGTTCACCGCTGAATGGCACAAGATGGGTGCGCTTCGAGGTGTACTGTTGGACGCTGACGGCACAACCGTCATCTACAACATCTTCAACGAGTTTGGCATCAGCGAGACTAACGTCAACTTTCCAATGGCGACCGCTAACGGTGTAGCAACTGCCGCACGCACCGTAGGTCGTAATATGCGAACGGCGTTGGGCCAGTTGACGTACCGATCGCTTCGCGCACTCTGCAGCCCGTCGTTCTTTGAATCATTCATCAACAGCGTGGATGTGAAAGCAGCGTACGATAAGTGGCAGGACGGTCAGTTCTTCCGTGATGAGCAGCGTAAAGGTTTCCTTTACCAAGGCATCTATTGGGAAGAGTTCGACGCTTCGGTCGGTGCGACGCCGTACGTCCCGGTGAACAACTGTCGGTTCATTGCTGAAGGCGTACCTGGTCTCTTTAAGCGGTACAATGCGCCCGCTGACTTTATGGAGACCGTGAACACTGTCGGCAAGGCGTACTACGCGAAGCAAGAACCTCAGCGCTTTGGCAAGGGTGTAGACCTTCACACCCAGTCAAACCCGCTTCACATCTGCGTACGACCGCAGACACTCATCCGAGGCACTGCAACCTAAGATGATTGAGACGAATGTCACAATCTCACTAGACAAGCTTAAGCTGTGGCGGAAGTCAATTCGGTCACAGCTTAAGCAGTCTTCTGCCGGCCCTCTTACTGATGTCTTTAAACAGTGGGCCGTACGCTACCGTTCTTTCGCGCAAGAACGGTTTGATCGAGCAAGTAAGGGCGATGGTACGTGGGAGCCGCTGTCTCCATCTACGATAGCTCGCCGTAGAAAAGGCTCGTCGACAATTCTTCGCGACACGGGCACGTTGTTCGCGGCACTAGCACCGATGTGGGCTGCGCAACCTGGCAGCATCAACGAACTCATAGACGGCGGTGTGAGAGTAGGCTTTGGAGGCTCGGCGTCTCACCCTGAAGGCTTCGCAACTATCGCACAGATCGCCAGCTACCATCAAACTGGCGGTGGTCGGCTACCTAAGCGTGAGATTATCGTACAACCAACGTCAGCTGTAATAAGCGCGTTTGCATCTGATCTTGAAAGGGCTCTAAAGAATGCTGAATGAAATCTACAACTTCATATTCAATCAGTTAAAGCGCACTGCACCGGACTTCATACGGGATGGCAACATGCAAGCGATGACTGAGTCGGACTTCTCAGCCAAAAGAGCAGTGTCAACGTCTGACTTCCCTGAGATACAGATGGGGCTCGTTCGCGTAGTAGGCCCCCTGTCGTCTACGTCCTCACACTCTAAGTATGAACTCGAGTACGACATAAGCGTAGCGAGTGGTGACTTGACGCAAGAGCGTATTAACGACATAATGTGGTGGCTCATGACCCGTGTTCAGTACCTCAACATGAATAGGGGTATATTCGACTATAAGAGTTCCCAGCCTATTACGTCCGTTACGTTTTCGGATAGCGTGGTAGGGCTAAAGGTAGAAGAAAAGATGCGAAGTATCGTCGGCTTTTCTTCAGTGTCTAAGATAAGGGTTTTAGTCAATGTACCGCATCATCTGTTCATTCCTACTAATTGTGACAATGTGTAACGGCGTCTTCGCGCAGGACAAGCCACCGCCCGAAAAGAAGTCGCCTGTCGTATTTCAAGACGAAGCAACACCGCAGTCACTCACGTCGTTTCGTCGCTCGCTGGTTCGAGCCGCTGAAGAAGCCCATGATTCCGGCGAGATCACGCGTGGAGAGCTGTTCAAGATCCGCATCTCGTCCCTCAGCCGCCCAGTTTTGAGGCAGATGCAACAAGCAGTTGCTGAACAGGCTGTACACGAAGGCAAAATCGTCGCAGGCTCACCGATGAGCGCAGTGAACTGGGACAACCTGCTCCAGTTTATTAAAGAGTTGCTACCAATCATCCTCGAAATCGTCAAGATGTTCTCCTAACATGCGATCACTGCTCCTATTATTAACTTTGACGTCGTCGGCATTTGCACAGATCGAGACCTCCGTCTCGAAAGTGAAAGTGTTCGACGGCGTCGTTGGTGCTCGACCCGTCGGAAGTCTCCTCTTCATTGACGCTGTTAGCGAGCCTAAGCTTATTGATGCCGCCATCATTAAGATCGTAACCCCTGCAAAGTTTGTTAGGGTTCGCGCAAGATTCAAAGGTACATTTGACCTCATGCCCTTACAGAAGATAAGTGAGACCGAGCATGCGCTCATTGGGCAAGGTCGTTTCGCTGTTGAGATCACGACGTTCGACCCTACGATGGGGATTGATGATGCCGTTGTTGATGTGGAACTGCAAGAGCTGGAACCAGATCTTCCTGACAGTGGTAAGTTTGATGGCATTGCAGCTCGCGTTAGGTCTTGGTCGAAAGGCTTACCGAAAAATAAGGAGCTAGCGGCTTGCTATGCGGACGCGTCACGTCGTTTACTAGAAGAGCCCGCAATGACAATCAACATCGCGGCTGATCAAATAGTCGTCTGTAGAAACAAAGTGCTGCAAAATGGCATCCAGGGCTATACAAAGTTCATTGAGGAGCTAAACTCGGATCTTAAATCCCGTTGGAGTTCCGCCCCGTTCACCAAAACGCTAATGTCGGAATACTACCAAGAAGTTTCAAGAGGCCTGTCTAATGAATAACTTTCAAGGCTGGGGTCCACCGGACAATACATCTGTTGAAGACAGACTCACGCACGAGCGTCGAGGCTTCGATCGTCTGTACAGCGACATGCCTGTGTTAGCTGGAAAACGATCTGGAGCGCCGTTAACGAACCTAATGACTGAAAGATGGGAGCAGTTTCAGTCAGGCAAAGGGAGAGGTGCTGGTTCGTTCGACTTGACGCTCGTGCAGGAGTTTACTTGGGGCAAGGGCTTTGACTGGCTGCCTCAGATCATTGGGAGCTGCGTTGCTAGCAACACACTCCGTCCTTGGGTGACTCGATCCTGCTACCAGATCGGTATGCGGGGTGATGGGAGCGAGTTTCTTGGACGAAATGAATTCTCACCATTCAACTTATCATTCTATGCGCCGTTCTCATACGGTGAGGCACGCCGTCGGGCTAACATGAAAGGCGCAACATCGCGCGATGACGGGTTGTACTGCGAGGCTATGTACAACTCTCTCACAAAATGTGGAGTGCTACCGTGCAGCACGCCTGTGCTCATTGATTTACTTAAGAGACTTAACGTCGCTGGCGAGCGTGACTTCCCAGAGCCTCAGAATGCTCAAGTGTACCGCCAGTTTGGCAACTGGCAGCATCTCGATGAGCTGATCAAGTATTGCGACTTCAGGCTGCTTGAAACTCAAACACTAACAACTGCCGACGAGCTGTTAGCCGCGGGCAAAGAGTTTAAGCCCGCGTCTGTATGTAGCCCTGTCGCAATTCGTAAGATCGGGACGCATAAAGACGGTTTCGACATTCACGCCCGGGACCCTAACAACACGTGGATGCACTGCATGAGTTTCCAAGGATTCGTCTTGTCATCAGACGGCAAGGTGTTTCAGAAACTTTGCAACAAGTCATGGGGCCCTGAACGCGTATACAACGTACCCATCGAAGAAGTCGATGCCTGGTTCAAGCGTAAGATTCTTACCGTCCAGACCATCGGCGAAATCGATCTTCCCAAGTCAGTACCATTCACTTAATGGAGACCGTGGTGGATGTTAGAACAGGAGTTATCTTCTATGCCACAGTGTGGCTCATCGGGTTCACGACCGCATTTGTTCGCGTATTGCGCGATGACGATTATAAATCTCTTGTGCACTGCATTAGTGTCAGTAGTGCATCTGGATTTTTCTGCTTCGCAGTCATTAGCATTACTGGCGATGATAACGTTAATGATATCAGTAGAAACTGGTATTGGCTGGGTGTTGCAGCACTTATGGGTTTAGCTGTTAAAGAGCAAGATGCGATCGCTCGAGCATTGCTCTCTAAGATCTTAAAGGTGTTTACCGATGACGACATTAGGCCCTAAGCCAAAACGCGTAGACATATACGTTACCCGTGGCCTAACGTGGGCTAAGGGCCTACGCATTAGTCTTGAGAACGGTACGTATCTTGACCTTACAGGTCACGCGTTTGTCGGTGGCATCCGCAAGACAGCTTCATCGCCTTCGTTCTATCAATTCTCATTCTCACAGTTGTCGGCCACTACATTCAAGTGGGAACTACTTAGCAGCGTGTCAAGCTCGATGCCTGTAGGCTGCAATGAGTCCGATCCTGCTTCGAAGTACGTGTACGACATCATCTGGACTCGCCCAGGGAACGATCCCGTGTGCATCATGAAAGGCGTGGTTACACTTAACCCGAAGGTGACATGAGCGACGTACTTGATGTACACATTATCGACGACTATGATGTTATCGTAGAGCTGACTAATAGCGTCGTGTATGTTAGTTCGGCTTCAACCGGCGACTTCGTCAGCTATGCGCAAGAGCAGCAACTTACTTTGACGCAGCATCGTCAGGTACGTCGTAACCTTAACATGGGTTCAGCCCCGACATTGACTTATAACGTTAATGGGCGACTGACATCCATTGCGTATGCCGACGGTTCGTCTAAGACATTCACGTACGACGTCAACAGTGTCTTAACTACGGTACAATTCACAGCCGGCTCACGAGTGTACACCAAGAGTTTATCGTACGCTGACGGGCGGCTTGCTAGTATCACAGAGACGATCATTGGAGTATAATACGATATGGTAGACTCTACTCTCCCTGTTGTTCTTAACGTACTCGACGTGGTAATTGGCGCGCCCGAATATGTCGTGGCGGTCCCGCTAGTGATCACGAGCCTTTTAGACTTCGTACAGTGCTGTAGACGTAACGAAGCAACTAAGCCAGACTGTGCCTTCTTGGGTGCCACTGTCTTGGGAATTGACCCTATGGAGATCGACAATGAAGTCAGCGGTTGAGCAGGTGTTTAACGGGTCGATACCTCAAGTTGCGATCGGCAGCGCATACGACCCCTTAAAGATAAATAGAGGCAAACACACGGGTCAGTTTAACCTAGGCTCAGGACTGAGCGACAAGTTTATAGGGCCAGCACCCTTAGGTGTCGGGAATCTTGCAGAGACGTCGCTCGCCATACCTAGTGCGTTTATTCATCCTGTGAAGATAGTCAATGACCTCTTTTGGGTTTTTGGATCGGACGTAGCAACTGCAGGTGCCACTCGTCGTGTTCAACTTTGGACGTACGTACCCTCAACAGCAACGTACACGTTCGTAGGGGCCGTAACCTTGACGCTCCCGACAGCCACCGCTCACACAGTTCGCGGCTTACGCGCAGTGCTTACGAACTACTCCACTGGCACTGTGTCAGTTAGCGGCGCAAGCGTCACTGGGTTAGGCTCATCTTGGCTTACAGGTTTAAGCGTTGGCTCTAGGATCGGGTTCGGCTCTATTGACCCGAACCAGATCAGTACGTGGTTCCAGATATCCAACATCTCGAACGATACGTCATTGACACTAACAGCTAATGCAGGCAGCTTCCCGGCAGGCACACCTTATGTGATACAGGACTTGATGATCGTCCAAGCGACCACGAACGCCACGGTTACTAATGGTGGCATCTTCGTAACTAAAGGGCTTAGGTTTGAAGACTTTACTAACCCGGCAACGACGATCCCGGCAGCTACGACCGTAGACAAGATTAAAGCAGTGTACTGGCTTAGAGATGCTGCAACCGTTACGACAACGATAGCTGGCGGTTGTGCATTAGGCGACCTCGACTCCTTAACTCAACAGTACGCGTACGTACCGCACAACACAGCTAGCGTCGCGATTCATCGATATAACATCAGAGCTCCGCTTACGTTAGTCGCAGGCGGCGCTACGTTAACGGGATCTGACATACTTATCACTGGGTCTCAAGCTGTCCCTGGTACGTTGTCGCAGGTCAATAACGGGAGAGTAGCCACACTTCAACACGGGCCCGGGTCAGGCGTACCTTCGTTGTACTTACTAACGACAACCCGTGTACTTAGGGCACCTTTGAGCAGTATTACAGCGGGGAACACTTCATGGTTAGCTGATTCAATGTCTGAGGTCCCAACAGGCGGTGTGTCGACTAATTTAAGCTCCGGATCTTCGCCTTTTGCAGCCTTTGACATCGCAACCAGCATAGACAAGATTGTGATAGCAGTCGGCGGCGCAGTTCCCACTGGTGCATTGTATGTTACCGACTATAATACTGGCGGCCTTCAATTAGACAGGCGAGCATCTTGCGCAACAGGTCAGGTACCGTCGTCTCTTAGGGACCTCGACAGCCCGATACACATTCATTACATCACGTCGTCCGTCCCATCGCTATGGGTTGAGGATGGTTGGTTATTCTGGGTGTATTCAACTGGGTCCACTACCACGTTAAACGCCTTCACCGCGTACCCATTAGCAGCTGACATTGATTTTGAAGCTGACGTACCTAATCGCATCATATGCCCTAAGATGTCATTAGGGTCTATCCCTTCAAAGCTATATCGTGTAGCGGTGAATGCAGTACAGAACCTCGGCAGCATCGCTCTCGGTGTCGCGCCTGATATGTTCAAGACCCACGTCAGGACCTCTGGGATTGATACTAACACTGGCGTATGGGTCGATGTGCCTCCGAATGGTGACTTAAGTGGCTTGGATGCCAATGGCGACATTCAGTTCTCATTTACGTTTCGTACGGTCGGGACCGTAATGCTGCCGGCACGCATTCAGTCTCTCGCTCTGATCTATGAGACTGAAGACTCGCTGCCAAGTCAGTACCGGTGGAACTTCGGTGACTTTAACCAGACCTCGGGCACCTTCGCGTTTAAGCAGGCTGAACTTTTCAACATCGCGGTCCCGCTTCACACCATCAACATATACCGCGCTGACACAAATGCGCTCGTCTTGACACAGACTAGCGCGGAGACCACTAATGGTACGTTCGAATACTTCAATGGATCGACCTGGGTCGTAGGCTTGGGCCTAGACATCATCGGCACGCGTCGTAGATTCGTCCCAACTGGATCGCTGCCCGGCGGCGTTGACCTTTATGCGAAGTTAACGGTGGCGTAATGGCATTAGAAGCAGCCGGCGGTGTTGTCCTAATACGATTAGACGACATGCCTGGCATCGTGCAAGATATGCTAGTCGTGCGTCTCCCTGTGTACGGCGCACGGCTCCCAGTTTCCCTGCCGACAACATACATATTTCAAGCAGCTGACGGGCCGGTCATTATCAACCGATCCTCAAGCGCTCGAGCACGGCGGTTTATCCTTTGCAGGAGAAGCACATTGTCATACTTAAGACAATCGACTAGTGTTACGGTTACTGTTGGCCCAGTGATAGACAGTTCTGGGAACGTTGTAACGACAGCTGTACGCGCTGACTTTAAAATTTCAAAGGCTGGCGTCACCTCTGTGCTGCCTGCTGCTTCTGTTGTTCATGACTCTAATGGTGTTTACAGCATAACATTGACGGGCAGTAACGTCGATACGCTTGGGCTCTTTGACATATTCATGGGCAACCCGTCTATGTCCATGAGTGTCGCTAGTTATCGAGTTTTGGCACCGGATAGCTTCGACACTATGATGACATTGTTACCAGGTTCGCTGGACGCCGTGCTAAACGAAGCAGCATCTGCAGCAAGTGCTGCGGGATCAGCTGATATGAAGCTCAACAGTAAGCCATCATTGGCTGCAATTGAAGAGTCAGCAGTCCTCGCTAAGCAGATTACGAGCGAGACCATTCAGACTTCTATACAGAACCTGACTGACAGATCCGCAAAGATAAACGTTTGGGGTACGTCGCTCTTGGAGATCCCAGACACTGGCTCAACGTCATATGCTTTCACGGTCGTGATAAAAGACGACGAAGACAGGCTAGTCGACCTTGACTCGATCCCGACTGTCATCGCGACAAATGCAGCAAACGCAAACCGCTCAACGAACCTGTCAGCGGTTACACTTCACTCGACTGGAGTTTACCGTTTCACGTACACAGTAGCTAACACTCACGTAGCTGAAAGCCTGCGCATCGCCGTGTCTGGTACCGTATCAGGCGAAGCGCGCTACTCTGAGTGGATAGGTGCTGTTGTGGATTACAACAGCATAACTCTTCTTCAGCAGATTCAACTCGACTTGGCAGCTAAACCGACATTGTCGCAGATGGAGTCGTCAGCACTCGCTAAAGAAAGCACAGTCGCGTTAGTGCCCACGACAACTCGTGACTTAGTGTATAGTGCGATGCCCGACGGTCCTTGGCCTGATGGTTCTTTCGGCGACCGCTTACTGATCTCGAACAATAACAATCGGTCTGTCGGCGTTACGGGAGCAGGATCTGGTCATGTCCACTGTGTTGTGCACGAGATTGTCGAGAATGCTTTCACTGGGCCAGCTATCGACGCTACAGCTGTCGTTAAGCTACAAAATGGATTGGCATTGCAGAGCACGCTTCTAATAGTCGATAAATGCACGAGTCTTATTCCCGCATTGTTGTAGGTATAACCATATAGGAGGACACCATGGGAGTCTATACGGGCCATCTAGGGGCCATAAACGGCATATCAAACGTTAGGAATTGGACGATCGAAGATACGTCCGACCCAAAAACAGCTGTCACATCGGCTACTCGCCGAGGCACCGCCCGTAAAGGTGGTGTTAGGAGTTGGACGGGCACGTTCTCTCAATATGGAGCTAGCCCTTCTTACATGCCGGGTGACACGATCCCATTCGTAGGGTATCGTAACTCGGCTACCGACATACGCAACACTGCCGGTATTCGTAGTACTGGTGATGTTATCGTAGACAGTGTAGCGCTTGCTTGGAACTGGAACGCTAACGAGATTCTTAGCACAGTCACTAACTTTAGCGGCGACGGTGTTTTGACACACGCTTCTGGTGCAGGAGTTCTTGACGCGACGGTTCCTGAGTTCCGAACCCCGTGCGGTACAAACGTAATGCTCAGCGAAGCTGTACTGCCTGACGTGCTCACTGCTTCACTCACGTTCAGCATATCGAATCAGGCTGTCGTGAGTTCGTCAACCTACGACGCTGTCAGTGGTGCATGCTGGACGAAGCGGAAGCGAGGGTCTGCACTCGACTTCACGTTGGCAATCACACAGTACAATGAAGCAGGGATTGCGCCAGTCGCGATCAGCGATGACGCGATCGTTAAGCTCTTCGTTAACACTACTGACTTCTGGGAACTTAAGTGGTGCCAGCTTCAAGGTGTCACTGGAGTTAGCGTTGACGTTGAGACCGGTGCTATCATTCAGCAGACTCTTAATCTTAACTTCAATGGCGTTAGGAATGGTGCGCTAGGGCACATCCGAAGGCCTGGTTCTGCAACCGATTACTGGCCATCAACACCATGACGCACGCTCATATCACAGGCGCTTCATCACCTATTAAGCTGGGTGGGGTGGTGTACAACGTGTCTCCGCTCACCGACAAAGACATCGCCGAGCTAGACGCCTACGTACGTCATGTGCACATCCAGACGGCCATAGACGCGTCAGCGAACCAGACATCGAGCATGATCGACAGATTAGTGAATGCCGCCGTCTACCAAGCGTCATCGATCACGTTCATGTCACCTCAAGGCGCAGCTATCATTAAGAGCCAAGATGGTGTTGCGCGTATTCTTTGGCACGGCCTTAAGCATAATCATCCCGATCTCACACATGAGCGGGTTCGCCAGATGATGTACGATAAGACGACGATTGCTGAGGCAAATAGAGTCTTCAAAGAGCTTAATGTAGATCCGCTCGCGGAGGTAGCGGCCCGGGGAAAAGCGCTGGCGGCCGCTCAATCTCGCAGGAAGAAGTCTACCTCGAGATTATCAAAAGGTACAAGATCACGCCCAAAGAAATAGCAGAGCTTACGCGCTATCAACAGTACGCACTACTTGGCATGATAGAGCCCAAGCATAAAACATTTGACACGCTCGAGGACTATCACGAATGGCTAACGAAGCGGTCATAGACATCAAGGCGAATAATCGCAAGCTTGAGTCAGATCTTGACGAGTCAGAAGCCCTAGTGAAGCAGTTCGCAGGTGGTGTCAAGATCGCACTTGCAGCTGTAGCTGGTGCATTTGTATTTGGTGCGGTAAAAGACACCATATCGGGTTGGATCAGCGACGCGTCCGGTGCCAGTGATGCGACTGCAAAGTTAGCAGCGGTTATCACCTCTACGGGAGGCGCCGCTGGCTACACCGCAGATCAGCTGGCGCAGATGGCCGACGAACTTGAAAAGACCACTGGGATTCAAGCTGAGTCAATCCAACAAGCTCAAGCGCTCTTGCTTACGTTCGATAACGTAAGAGGTGATCAGTTCCAAAAAGCGACTGATCTTGCAACTGACCTCGCTACAACGTTGGGAGTCGATGTCACAGCCGCTGCGCGTATGGTCGGCAAGGCGCTCGACGATCCTGTTGATGCAGTCAACGCGCTCGCCCGAGCAGGTGTTGACTTCACCGACGAACAAAAGGAGATGATCCAGACGATGGCTGAGTCTGGAGACGTCCTCGGCGCGCAAGAGCTAATACTGTCAGCGCTTGAGGGTAAAGTAGGCGGTGTAGCTGAAGCGATGGGTAAGACGTTCTCTGGGCAAGTCGCTATCTTAGGTGCGAAGTTCGGTGACCTCGGTGAGACAATTGGAGGGGCACTCATCCCTTACATCGAGGCGTTACTGCCAGCAGCTGAGATCGCGATACAAGGCGCACAGGCTCTTCTTGATATCTTCGCAGAATTCGCTGGGGCTGGTGAAGACTTTCAGACTTCGTTCGCGGACAGCATTGTCGAAGCTCTTCGGACAGTAGTCACGTTCGGTGTCGACACCTTCACGTATCTGATGGCAGTCTCAGAGACTTGGAGCATGCAGTCTGAGCGTGATACGCTCGCGGTGTACTTATCTTTCACTACTCTTTTCGAAGATCTCAAGCACTGGTTCACCGAGGCGATGCCGGCCTACTTGAAATGGTTCGGCGAAAACTGGACAAACATGTTCGATGACGTTGCGAATTACACGTCAACGGTTGTCTCGAACATGTGGACTAACCTAAAGAACTTCTTCAGTAACATTTGGAAGTGGCTGTCCGGTGAGGAGACTTCATTCGAGTGGAAGGGGTTAACTGAAGGTTTCGAAGCAACTACTAAAGCACTGCCCGAGATCGCAAAGCGCAACTTAACAGACACGGAGACCTATCTTAAGGACTCCATAGCGCAAATGGACGATGATATCGCAGCAGTGTATGCACGTCGTAAGCAAGAAGGCGATGCGTTCATCGAGACTATGTTTAAGCGTGACAAGAAAGTCAAAACTGACTTCGAAACCACAGAGTCGAAAGAGCGACGAAAGCTAGGTAAAGAAGAGAAACCCAAAGAGGACAAGTCCAAAGAAGATAAGTCCAAAGAAGCCAAGACTAAAGAGGACAAACCTAAAGAGCAAGCGCAACCTAAAGAACCAGTGATATCGGGAGGCCAAACAGTTGGTGTAGAGGAGCTTTACGACCGAATAAGCCAAGCATCTGCAAAGTCGCCCGAGGTTGATGTGAATGCGCAACAGCAGGCTATGGCTTTGATGCAGATGTTTAAGCCTATCACACAAGATCAACAAGTTGCAGCTGATAAGGAAAGGCAAGAAGATGAGAATCTCGAGATCGCGAATGTGAACGTACCTGCACCGCCGGAAGTACCAGTGATGCGCAAGGAGAATTTCGCTAGTAAGGAGACCGTAGACTACTCTAATGTTTTCACCTTGATGGTACAGAAGTTAGGTAATGTCGAGTACGCAGTTGACCGTGTGGCAGTCGCAATTAAAGAGCTTGATGTAGGAGCTGTGATCTAATGGGGCTTTACTCTAATGTTGTCGCATGTGAAGAAGTTCATGGCTCTAAGAAAGAGTCAGCCTCGCTAACTGGCTTTAACGCTTCAGTGTCACTCAAGTGTGCATATGCCGATAGGTACGACCTCGTGGACGACCTGATAAGCAATGCTAGATCCTGGCCCGACTTCGCACTCGCAAAGGCAAGGCAGGCTTCTATATCTCCAGTGTATGCCAAGTACACTACACCAGCTGGTCATCAAACCTGCGAGTACGAGGACGCTGTTGTCACTGTGACGTACAGCACAGAGGCGGATCGAGACTTGATCACTGAATCGATTGAACCCACAGCTGAGTTCAGAACGCTCGACCACCGTAATTATCGATGGTCGTCTGCTAATGGCCTGTTGCTTAATGAGAACGAGACACCCGGGCAGCTCATTCGTGGCCTTAACATCGTGCGAACGCTACATAATGTACCCGCGGTGCCGGCTGCGCTCTTAACACTGCCAGGTACGGTGAACCTTGCAGCGTACACATCCGTCTTACTTGGGCTAACGTTTGCGCCTGAGACGCTGCTGTTCGGCATCCAACCTATCACGCGAAGTATAAAGCTAAGCGGCAGCACTGGGTATAATGTCACTGTGAAGATGTCGTATAAGGCATCAACGTGGAACAGATTTTGGAATCAGAAGACAAACAGTTACGAACCTATCTATGAGTACGGTGGCGGCGTCGTTAAACCGTATGTCCCGCTCTCTTTTTCGGACTTCCTATTCTAATGTACGTCCCTGGAGATAAGGTCAAAAAAGAGCATCTCAATGCACTGATAGCGTTGCTTGGCGACGGCTTTTCAGGCGAAGGCTTCGTGTCGTCACAAGGAGATATTGTACAGAAGACTAGGCCCAAGCCAACTGATGATGTCGTTATCATTCCTCAGCAGGCGATGCCCCGCTACTCAGCGTATGTTGTCACTAATAATAACGGGCTAGATCCTTTTGCGTACGATGCCGACACTAAGAAGCCTTTGATGAAGGTGACACGACTCGATGTGCAAAGCAGCGGTGACGCGTTGATGGTCACTAACGACGGCGTGGCGATTTCAGCAAACCAACGAGGGTATGGTCGCATCCTACGTGAAGGTGAATTTGCTTGGGTGCAAGCGGACGAGAACTGCACAGGTCCATGCGGCATCGACCCGTCAACAGGCAAGCTAAAGCAAGGATGGCCTGGTTTCATATCTGGAGGTTTCGCTAACATTGATGGCGCATTATGCGCATACGTCACTAGGTATCGAAGCCTCCTTATCGGAAAGGCCGTATCCGGTGGCGGTGGCCAGTGGTCTCGTGTTAATGTAACTCTTTACAAGACGAACGTCAACATAGGTCCTCTTCCCGCAGGATTAGCAGTTCCTCCACTGACGACTGCCGTCATACCGTCTATAAATCTTGCACCTAGCACAGTGCGTGTTGGTGGTACCTGTCTCTTGGTCCCTAATAATGGGCTTTACTTTTGTGTTGAGGTTTGCTAATGCCTTTAGGTAAGTGCTGTTGCTGTTGTCAAGATGACCCTACTTGCCCGTGTGTATGTGTAACCAGGAACGCCTGTGAAACAACGCTAGTGATCACTGGGAATCACCCTGCAACCCTAAAGTTTCCTATAGAGTACACTCGCAACCCAGAGTCGTTCCCTCCTCAGGTTGACTTCTGCGGCTTAGAGGGTTGTGCTCCAGTTAATAGGCTAGCGTCTAGTAATCACACACAGCTGCGGTCTTGGTCTGAACAGGATAAGTTCTGGGATGATGCGTCTGCCACTATTAAGGTCTGCTGTGGAGAGATAGACTGCGTCGGGTGCGGACCGTTAGCATCCGCCGGTACACTTACGGCAAAGGCTGTTAAGACATCTTCAAGATGCTATAGGGCTGATCTTAGGTACTCTAGCTTAGAAGTGAAGATACGCCGTGATCGTAAAGAGATCGGCGGTATCTCTGTGTGCGGCATATCCGTTAGGGCGAACTTAACATTCAAAAGATACCTTACAGTCCAAGACCACACGTGTATATACTTTTCCGCTAGGCGAGTGCTCGGCGGTGCGCCTTGCGGCAGCATTAGCATACCTAGTGATGAGTTCATTACGTGTGGTTGGTGTGAAGTCAATAACGTAAAAGTTGGAAGCTTCTCGTCGCCCAACGTATCAGGTGCACCTTTCCCTTCTCCACCAGCTGGCTGTGACCCATTAACTGACGGCGAGTGGGATGATCCTGACCCGGAAGACATCCCGCCTTGGGATGGTTTTCCTTACAACTTCTTGTATGATAACGACAGGCAGCTGGAAACATTTTGCATTGTTAGAGAGAAGTTCATTCCAGGAGCAACTGACATCGGTTGCAATGCGTCCTTTACAGTTACACTAACGGCAGATGACACTATATCAGACGAAGAGCCAAACTTCCCAGAGCCGAACACGTGGCCCTGTTGTGGTAAGTCCGAGATAAGTCAATGGTACGGGTACTCATACTGCCAGGCTACACATGCTGACCCTTACGTATGTGGGGAGTACATTTGCCCTATTAACCCGTCGCCCGTTGTGGCTTGCCCATCATATAGCGGCTTTGGATTCTTTCAAGGGCGTAACTTAGACTGCCTAGGTGAGTTCGGGTCTAACTGGACGGTGGACCTTGCAGGGCTCATATCGAGTACAGGCAGTGCTCAGCAGTACTGTAACAGCAGTTTTGATCCTTTGCTCGGCGGATCCATCACTGTCGATAGGTGCGCCTTCGCATGCGCAACGTCCAGGAACCGCGGATACACGCTTGATTATGACATCGTCAATCAGACCCTACTTTTCGGAGAGGCATTAGACTCATGGCAGCTAACTCTAGAATGTCCGGATTGATAGTGACTCGCTTTGTGAAGGGTGAACTTCGCAGACAAGAGCGTGTGCTGCAATCGGATGAGTATGTCGATCGCACGGCTGAAAAAGGTAGGCTCGCATGGGCAGCTCTACATAAGCAGCATCGTTTGACGATGGAGTGGTTGAGAACTGTATGGAAGCCGATGATACCCAAGCTATGTGGGTGCGATGATAGCTTTGAAGAGTACCTTCGCGATAACCCTCCATCTTTTGAAAGCGAAGAGTCTGACTTCGTATGGGGCTGGAGGTTTCATAATCACGTGAATAGTAAGCTGCTGTGCCACCCGATCTTGAGCTTACAAGACGCCGTCCAGCTATGGCGCCCTGATTTAGTGGTATCAGAAGAAATGTAGCGATATACTACAGCAAACCGAGATGCTCTATAATGCATCCTAAAATGGTACGATAACTATATCGAACAGTACTGTGAAAGTGCATTCTAGTGCGTACCAGGAACCCAGTTTTTCAGTAATAGACTGGTTTGCTATTGGAACTAGCATCTAGCCAGCTTTTTGTACTGGCTCCGATACCAACTCGAATAGGTATGCGTAAGTTGATCGAAGGCTTCTCAAGTATACGTGCGATGTCCTTTTGGGTGTCTTCAGTGTACTGCTCTTTAGGCATCGTGATGATAAGTTCGTCGTGCACGCTGCCAATGACTTCATATCCGGCTTCCATCAAGGCGACCATTCGCTCTTTCATAAGATCAGCTGCAGATGACTGATTCGCTGTGTTAAATGCTTTGCGAGCATGGTCGGCTGGCAGATGCCGTCGGCGACCATATAGGTTACGAACATACCCACGCTGCCTGCAGAGCATCTCGGCCTCGCGAGATGTTCTCTTAAGCCCAGGGAGCTTAGCGTGATATGTGTTATAGATGTCATTGCCCCGTGCTTTAGCTAGTCGATTAAACTCGCTCACGTCGGTCGTGTCGATGCTCTCGACGACATCAGGGTCTACGCTAAGGGCATTAATCAGCCTGGCCTTCCCGCCGCCGAAGGCCATCAAAAAGTTAACAGTCTTTGCAGGCTTACGTTTGATCCCGCACAAGTCAGCGACCCACATGTGATAGTCTTGGTCGGGGTTCTTGTTATACGCTTCAATCGCATCGGGGTCTTTGATGTAGTGAACGATCGTGCGGTACTCGATCTGGGAGTAATCACAGGATATCAATATGTGACCTTCACGCGGCTCGACAAGCTCCTTAGCCTCGGGCATCAGCTGTTGCATATTAGGCTTGCTGCAACTCATACGGCCTGTACGAACGCTAGCGTTATACGACGGGTGTAACACACCATCAATGTTACGTTCGAGATACGTCGACAAGAACGTGCCGTTGAATGTTGCTAAGCGACGGTACTCTAACATCAACTTAAGAACTTCAACAGGTGCGCCTGGGAAGGCCATGTAAGATCTTAAAGCGTGCTTGTCGAACGATGGTGAACCGTTGTCGGTGTAAGCTATGACCGGTAGCCCATGAGCATTGCAGATAACATCAAAGCAGTCCTCGTCAGAGTTAGCTCTAATGCTGTATCCGATTAGCGACTCGAGTTCGTCGTCTATGGTCGACATACGGTGTAACGTCTTCAGCTGCGTTAGCATCGTGTTCGTTACGTTGATGTTCATGCCTGATCGTTCAATGTGATACAGACACATTGCGATTTTATCCTCAAGATCGCAGACAAACTTGCACTCAGCACTAATGTTATCTTGAAGATAACGATGCAGTTTACGAGTGACAAACACGTCATCAGTACCGTAAGATGCCATCACGTCAGCGGGTATCCATCCGAAATCCTTGTTATCTTTGAGATACGGTTTCATCACCTTTTCATGATGACTGATGTCGTGACTGAGCCAGTCTCTTGACAAGAAGTCAAGGCCATAGCGCATACGGTCAGAGTTAAGAATCTTTGCGTGCGCTAAAGTATCTGTAACCTTGCAGTTAACCTCGACTCCAAGGTTATTGCTGAAGACGTGCATATCGTACTTGACGTTGTGATTAACCCACGTGCCGCATGAGTTCACGACTTCCTCGAGCCATTTATACACTGGCTCCCACGGGAGGTTGCCGCCGCGATGATGGCATACTGGGACGTACCATGCATCAGGGCAATCATCAACAGTAACACAAGCCCCTGCAATGTAGCAGTCCTTCCACACGTTCAGAGCGTCTAGCTTTGTGTTACCACTAGTCGTCTCGAAGTCAAGATATAGGTACTTCGCGCCAGCCAAACATGGCAGATCGTCGAGAGTCGTACATAGTCTTCCGCCGTTGGATAATCTCATAATGCGAACCTATCATGTGGAATTTCATAGTGTTACCACCTCTGTACTCTTTTAAGCAGAGAACGTCAGTGATGTTAGGGGTGTTAAGTATGAGACCAGCACACGCTGCGCACGGCGAATATGTGCTGATCATATAGGATGGTGTGGTCTTATCGCTGAGCTTTAGTAGGGCATTCGTTTCAGCGTGCATACACCCGCATTGGCCAGGTTCAGCGCTGCACGATTCATTATCAACGCCACTCGCAGGTCCGTTGTAGCCGAATGCGAGTATCTCAGTAAGACCGTGATCGACAATAACAGCGCCAACCTGTAGCCGTTTGCACGTAGATAGTGCTGCGACGCTGTTTGCGAACGCTATTATAACTTCAAGTTTCTCATGGTATCGCTCCAAGCCGTTACACATGTTCGTCTCCTATTGTAAAGTTCGCATATCTTAGCGACTGTGTCGTCAGTGATATCTGGCCTGTCACTTGTCACATGCAGTTTGTAATCCGCGTAATGAGTCATCAACTTGAACGTATCATTCACGCGGAGAACCTCATCTATGGTGAAGATTTCGTCCTTCGATGCTGCATAGCGATCACGAATGATAGCCGGCTCTGCAGTGATGATAATCGTAAAAGCGTAGTACTTCAACAACAGTGTTGCATGAAGTATCTTGGGTTCTTTAATCTTGCAATCACGACTCTGTAGAGACACTGAGTACGCGATTTCACTAAGATGATATCGATCTCGAACAGCATTCACTGAAGCTAAGTGAATATAGTCATCGTCGCTCCATGAGTCTGGCAGTGGACCCAGATGCTGGTACACCATGTTAAGCCTCTTGGCTAACTTGTGGGCCAGCGTTGTTTTCCCGACGCGATCGGTGCCTTCTAAGATAAGCATGCTCTAAAACCTCTGATTCAATAGGGACATCAAGAACGCATTGCAATAACGTACGAAGTGTGGAGTTGGTAACGACAGACAAGTCTTCACGTATTTTGAGCTTACGGTACTGTACTTCGCACGCGCGCGCGAACTCGATCTCACTATAATGCGAAGATAAGAAAGACCTATGGTCCCACACGCCGACCATAGTTCCTAGCGGGTTAAATTGAACAGCCTCAATCGCTGCTTTTAAATTCTTCTCGTAAAGATGTAAGTCAGCGACTTGATGCTGGTACCATCCAGGCTTTATACCAACACAAGATGCGACAAAGCGCTGTATTGAGGTGTTAACGAACACGTCATACGGCATGCCTAACCACGCATCGTTCGATCGCATCGTAGCGATCATGCACAGTTCATCGTTTATGATCATAAAGTCGTAAGCAAGTGTACACGGGCAGTCCTTAGCCCATGACGCGTTGGCAATATCGCTGCTTTCGTACAACGGCAACACAGCCCTACGCGTATTAGGTGCGTCTTTCAGTAAGCCGATCACATGCTTTACTGACTTTGTAATACGCGGGCCGTACGCACCTAGCACTTTTCCATAATTAGCGAAGTTTGCGTACTGAGGAGCATAGTGCATTATCTGATCCAAGTCGCCGTTCGGGTGCGGGTTAAAGTACCAGAAGAACTCGCCAGCTGCGTACCTAGGGTCGAGCTTACGATGCGGGTTCGTCAGCCAAGTCGCTGTAGTCGACGTCAAGCGTGCTGCGTAGCCGTGTGTGGCCAGTGTTCCGCCGATGCGACTTTGCGATGCTTGACCATGACTGAATAGGTTCGCCAGTACGTCGATCCACATTGAATCGATATCTCGGAAATGTTTCATCTTCAAAATTCCTATGACGTGTTTGTAGGTAAGCAGTTAAATTGAACACCTTCTCAGTCTTACCTACTGATGAAGATGTCACCCAGCCATCACGATACTTGGCCTCCCAATCTTCTCCACCCCAAGCGTCGTTGAGGTAGTGATAGGCTTGTTCAGCGACCCACTCACCAACGCATGGGCAGACTCCTTTAGCGATCTGTGGTACGGGATCATTACCTAATGGAACTATCGGTAGTCCCATTATAGTCGCAAGCTCCTCGTGTGTCAATCCCCGATGATGGTCAGGGTGAATAAACCTGCCAGCTGACGAGAAGATGGTAGGGCACGGTCGCTGCCACGAGAGTCGCTTTACGCAGTGCATGCTGAATGGCATCCCGCTGTTACGCATAAGCCAAGTATCCTGCATGCGCTCGGGCAGATGATCGCAGTCGTACTGCGCTAGCATGTTGAGATCCCAACCATTAGGTAGTCGTGCCAAGCAATCTTGTTCGTCCGGCGACAGCTTCGTTAAAGACATGTCAGTTCGATCTCGCATATGCCAAATTGCGTCGTACAGCGTTGGGGCATATTCGGGCAAAGTCATAGGCGAGATGTTAAACGGCTTCGACCCATCGTAAGCAACGAAAAAGTATCGCTTACGATATTGAGCGTTGCCAAGACTGGCAGCATTCACGAATAAGTGGGCGACCCGATACCCTTGAGCTGCGACTTTTTGCACCAGCATATCAATGAGTGGTTTACCTGTTGAGTAAGCCTGTTGGACTGACTCCCAAGTAAAGATCGGGTACTTCCCAGTGCAGTAGTCCATAAACTCCCAGATGTCTCGAGTACACGCCGCGAATGGGCCGTGTATGGTGTCGTCATACCCAGCTGTCACTGTGCTAAAGCCTGTGCAACGAGGGTTTCCGAACGCAAAGTCAGCTGGGATGTCCGGCCAGTCTTTAGCCGATGAGTTGTGAATGTTTACATTGCACATCGCCTTAGCCGTCTCAACGCCGAACCCATGAACCTCTAGGTGATCAGTGACATCAGCAACTTGCTGAACGCCATGAGAAAACCCGCCCGCGAATACGTGAATGCCAACAGCTTTCATAGTAACTTTTCCAAGTTAGGTGGTGTGTACCCGGTCTTATTCGAACATCGTTGATCCGATGGTGACTTGGTCATGTTGCTTTGATGAACTTCTTCAAAGGCCTCGGGCAATCGCAGCTCAAATACAGCTGCTGTCCCTAACGTGACATACGACAAGTCAGCAAGACCGTCTAATACCTCTACCTTGTTGCAGTCTGCGAGCCCACCGATGACCTCTGCCAGCTCCTCCATCATCAGGTGCACTCTAAGCCATCGAACATCTTTGTCCCGGTTGTACGTCTTGAGCGCATCTTGCGCTTCACCATCAATGAGATGTGACAGTTGGAGCATAGCCGGGTCGAAGTCTTTGGGCCAATCATGACGCGGAGTGATACCCATGCGATTGTGAAACGCTTTAACCTGCTCAAGCTGATCTTTCAAAATTCTACTCCTTCTGGGATGTGATCGGGCCTGTCTGGAATGTCGTCAAGGCCTTTGAGAAACGAAATGAAAGCGGACGTTTTAACATATGCACGCTGCCTACGAGTTAACGCGTGCTTCCTAACGAGAACGCTTAGAAGTCCTTGTGCAGCCTGTCTGTCCCAAGCGCACCAATCCTGAATGTCTTGCAGCTCAATGTACATTCTTGACAGCAAGTTCTGGACAAAGTCTTTAGGGAACGGCGTAGTGATAATCGCTCGACGAACAGTGTCAGGGTCACTCAGCTTGCTCTGCGATTCTATCGACTGTGTCAAGTCGAGATAGCCGAATGCTCTACTTGAGTAGAGACCATCTAAGAAGTCATGCACATATTGAACGTGACAAGGCCTTACGAGGACAGACTCGCCTTGATTCGAGAATGTTCGAATAGCCAATGATGCTGCAAGACGCGCTAGCTTGTACCGCATAGAGCCTCTATCAACGATAGGTATGGTGTCCGTGAACTTGCCGCTCATCTTACTACTAAGCTCAAGAACGAGATCAGTGGTCTCTTGGTCAAAGATAATGTCAGACGCTGTCCAACCCCAAAGTATCAGTCTACGACAGTCTTCAGATGTGTACTCTGGAGTATTCATCGGGATCTTGTCGTTAATAAGCGTTTGAGATACATCTGTGGCTGACACGAGTAGGCACGCATCGAATCGACGAACATCTTCTAGGCTACCTATGAGCTCTTTAACCGCATCCACGCCGTAGCTGTAGTGATCGATCGGACTGTCAGATCGTGGATTAGACAAAGCGATAAGACGAGTACGCGCGTGTGTACGTCGCTTTTCGATCTTAGGTATCTCTGCAACACCGCTTGATCTCATGTCAGTTAGTTTGCTGATGACTTCAGTCGAAGTTCCTTTGAGTTCTTCAAGGATGACAAGTCGCTTGTCATGCGTAGGTATGACTCCCCAGCTAACGAACCATCGTGACCCCATTTGTTGAAGCCCGCCCAGGAGCCCAGCGACGGTTGCGTTCTTGCACTCGACTTTCTCGCCAAGACCGTAGTGCCGCTGTAGGTTCATGGTGGTCTCAGTCTTGCCTTGGGCTGAGTCGCCTAGGATGAGAACCTCAACCCAACCCTTGATCTTCTTTTGATCGAACGTAAGGAATAGCGGCGAGTGGTAGGCAAGGTCAACCATTAGATGGATAGCCCTACGGCCATATATTCGGGTCACGTTGCGCTCTAGATCGTCATATAACGCATCCAACTTTTCCTTGAGACTACTATACGACCAATCCTTCGGCTGGAACTTATAGAGCGTATCTAAGTCCTTTAAACGATAGGAACTCAGGGCGTCCTGGCTGGTCTTGTACCTGCTGATAAGTAGAGTGGACTGTTGTGTTTGCGGATGAGGATACATTCGACCCATCATCTCATATGTTTCGTTAAGGTCAACACCTTTGCCGATACACACAGCTGGCTGCATCGACCTGTCGATTGACCTATTAGTGATCTCAAGACGCGGGCTAATGCGGACGTCCTCTACGTTATAATAAGACGTCGGTTCGAACTCGCAGACTTGACATCGTTTAGGTATCTCGAGCTCCTCCTTTAAGGCTGGTGCTTGGTTTGCTTTGGGCCTAGCGACCATTTCCAATATGGCCGGCGATTCAGCATTGATCGAATACACGTGCGGTTCTTCGTTAAGGTACACTGGGCATACTGCGCACTCCTCTATGTCTCGAGTGCACTTAACTTTGACACTCGACGGTATGACGTACGGCGAGGTGTCGAGCGTAGACACCGTGCATGTCATGACGACACGCTTGCCGGCATTATTTGCGTTGATGGCCTGTACAAGGTCAACTCGCCTTGGCTTTTCCATGACCTCATGGGCCTTCTTAGGCGCTGCAAAGTCGGTTGCTTCAGTGTAGACCCGATGAAGGTCGCCTCGTATAGCGATGAAGTCGTTTATGTCACCCTTAGGGAACTTGGCAGGGTCCAATGGAAGCAGTGCGCTACGAACCTTAGTGATACGTGAAAGGTGCTTGCATGTGTTAGTCTGGGACCTCTTGCCTTCTTCGTCAACATCAAAGCAAACAGTAGTAGGCTTGTCTTTAAAGAAGCTCGTTAACCTAGGATCCCAGTTACTCTCACCGAGCGTGGATGTGACCACGCCGATCCCGTGAGGATTGAGATATCTTGCAGCTACGATTGCTTTGACTTCGCCGCCGACAACCAAGAGCTCAGGGTACTTGAGCTGATCGATTGGGAACAGCCTGACCTTGCCTCGGCCTTTTAGGTTACGGAACTTGTCTTTGCCGGGCGCGCCGGGTAAGTACAACCTAAGGTTGACGAAGTAACCCGACTCATTCTTGATCGGGATCGTTACACGGCCATCCTTCGTTCCTAAGCGATACTTCCTAATGTCATCGTCAGTGACTCCCCGAGCGTACAGTTCTTGTAAGAGAGGCTTGGCAGCCCATATGTCTGAGTGGTAGTCTTCTATGACGTCCGCTTTTATAACGCGGTCAGTGTTGATGTCATAGCGAGTTGCGAGATCCTTCTTGACGTCGGCTCGATTACTCTTTAAGGCACCAGCCAGAAAGGTGATCACATCGCCTTTAGCTCCGCATCCTGCGGTGCAACATCTGAATCGTTGCTTCTCAACATTAATCGCACAGCTTGGAGATGAGTCATTATGAAAAGGGCAGAGACAGCGAAGTTCGCTGTCTCCAGCCCAGTTGAATCCCCAGCCGATGCGTTCAAGCTCGGCAATTACGTTAATCATTACAGCTCAGTGTTTTGAACTTGACCTTCAACAATGTCGTCCGCTTCATGATCCACACGCAGCGCTCTGTCTGCGTGAGCAGCCTTGAGCTCACGGTACTGGTACGAGGTGTATTCAAAAGTAGCTTTGTCAACGAATGCACCAACAGCCTCAGGTGGGTTCTCGACATCAATACCGTACCACTGGCCTTTATCGTTCTCACGATAACGAGTGCGGAATGCAAACTTGCAACCGTACATCGGCGCCATACGCATCTTGCAGAGTGCGGCGAAGTTTGACCCAGCTCGGTGTTCAGCTCGCGAGAACGACATGACCGCCGGCAGCATGTTGAGTCCTTCAACGTGAATCAACACGACGAAGTTCAAATGCTCAACGTAGCGCATCATCTTCTCAGGCATCTCAGGGCAAGCCTCAAAGCGACGCTTTGCATCCCGTGCCTTAATGGCGACCGCGCTTGTAGGGTCAAACGACGACTCCCTGATCATCGGGAGATTGCCTTTGGCCTCAAGTGGATTCCACAAGCAGAACTCGGGAAAGAAAAACAACGGCGTGAAGATCACTGCCGAGCTTTCATTCTTTGGTCTGTTCTTTTCATCGATGTCGAGACTAATGATGCGGATCATTTGCGGTACGAGGACAGCATCACCAGGGCTGAACTTGTCTTTGTACTCGCCACGAGACACTGGCTGGACGACTTTGATACGCGGTGGGACAATGAACTGCCCCATGCCCTCAGTGCCAGTGTCGATCATCGCCGGCTGAAGGTAGTCGGGAAGATTGTCATTTTTGATTATGAGAGAACTCATTCAGTTATTCCTTTTCTTGGACGAATTGTGACCCCGTATACGGGGTAGGTTTTGTTTGGGTCAACTCCAGGAGGGAGCTGACGACCATTCGTTAGTAGCTCAGTGACGTAGTCAACTAAGCCAGGCCAGTGCGGCCTCACTGCGTCAGTCGCTTGCAACTCTACAGTGATGCCCAGTGCTTTCATTAACTCTTCATACTCGACACTTCCTTTCTTGGGAATTTGCGCAGCCATACGGATGCGCGGGGTGATGGTACAGTATGGCGTCCTGATTGGGTCAGAGTCGCCGGCTTGTGCCCACATCATACACAACAGGCGCTCTGCCAGTTCGTACGTGTTTCGTGTTCTCTTCTCGACTTCGTCGAAGATCTCCATGATCTTCTTTAGAGCGTAAGCCATGTCTGCAAGTTCTTTGATGTCGCCTTCATTATGAAGGTTGGCAACTAGCTTATCGTGCCTATCCTTCCATTCACCTAGAACTGTCATTGCGAAGTTGAAGTACTCTTTGTTGTGCTCTTTCATCTCCAATAATCCTCATTACGTAATGTTGCTCAGCGGCATGAAAGAAAAGCACTTTAAGCCACTGATACTCTTGAACTAGGAACGACGTTGCGAGCACTACTGGTACGCTAGTGCCTATGCATAGTAAGCTGTCTGTGTTGCGATCAAACCCTAAAGCCTTGATGCGCTTCATGAACTCTTCTCGGAAGCGAGAGTGGTCAAAGATGCTAGGTCTTGCGCCCGTGAAGACAACTGTCAACTTGCCGTAACGCGTTGCGTCACTGACGTCATAGTCTGTTGGGCTTATGATAAATACGCGGCTCATACTTGTGTCAGCACCGACGATCGGATGTCTCTTAGGATGTCTTTGATGTCAAGAGTTGATGCGGCATCGAGTCTCTTTTTAGCAACACGCGTTGCAATGACAGTGTCAATTGTGCTAGGAACTACCACTTCAGTGATACGAACAGGCACACGTGTACCTCGTCGATGAGCACGGTCTTCGCTCTGCTCGCGAAGGATGGCGCTCCAGTTCTGAGATATGTAAACGACGTGTGTGCAGTTGGTGTCAAGCCGTGATGGGTCATTTGGCGGGTAACCTAAGAGGTTCAATCCAGTACCGCCGGCTTGTGGATTGCCAATAAACCAACGGCAGGACGGATCCTCGTTAAAGCGCCTCTCGGCTTCAATACGATCTTCGAAACTCGAGCCGCCATAGAATACCACAGGGCTCTCGCCAAGTGCTTCTAGACGCGATTTTATGGCTTGGATATCCTCTACCCAGTTGGACCAAATGATCGTTTTGTCGTTCGGGCCTTTCTCCTCAACTAACGATGCGATGTAGTCGGCTTTGACGTTCGTCTCGAATGGGATGACGCGACGAGGTGCAGTGACATCGCCGTTCTCATCGATAACTTGAGGGATGACGCGGAACGATGAGGTGATCTGACTGAGGCGAAGCAACTGTGTCAAGATGTTGTTGACCGCGACTGCCTCGTTCTCAGCATTCTCAAGTGTGTTCTCGATCTCTATGACAAGTTCGTCTCTGAGCTTAAGATAAGCTTCAGCCTGTGTAGGCATCATTTCAACTTCAGCGACATCGTACAGCTTGTCAGGAAGATAAGGCAATGCTTCCTCCTTAGAGATGATGAATGAGTAGCGTGATAGCTTGTCTTTAAGAATCGGAAGGTTCTGGGCTTCTTCAAACGACAAGCCGTGCTGTGTTTGACGATACTTACCGAAGTACTTGCGGAAACTGTCGAATGAACGAAAGCCACTAGTACCAGGACCCATGAACTCGAAGAGAGTGTAAAGGTCGTTGACGTTGTTCGCGATCGGTGTACCCGTGAGAACAAGTCGCTTTTGAGCGTTACGACCGAGCTTCTGAGCGTATTCGTTACGCTTGGTTGTGTGAGCTTTGATGTAGTGTGCTTCGTCAAGAACAGCATAGTCGAAGTCAATCGCAGACAGTGCGTCCCAGGTTTGCTGCAACGTTTCGTAGTTGCATACGATGACTGAGATGGGCGACGGTGACTTGACCGCGTTGATAATCTGGGTGACACGAGTGATCACGCCACCTCTAAGTATGTGTACGTCACAGTCAGCGGTTGCGAACTTCTTAAACTCAGACGACCAGTTTGCGCGAACGTTGGGTGGGCATACGACGATGGCACGGTACTTAGGCTTAGCGCGGCGAGTGGCATCATTGCAGATTGCAGCGATGGCAACTGCTGTCTTGCCAGTGCCTTGCTTCATGAACAAGCCATAGCCTGGAAGATTAAGAGCGTTGACAAGTCCAACTCGCTGGTAAGGCGAAAGACTACCGAAGTTGATGTCACCACCATTCGGTACTTCACCCTCTAGCTTAAAGCGCGCTACGCAGTCAGCTGAGAGGCGAGACTCTGCGATGACTGCAACCCAGTACTTGAAGACGATTTCAGCGTCCTCATCGAGTTCAAGCGTTACGCCGCTGTCGCGATGCTTTAAGAGTCGTTCAGCAACAACATCACTCGCTGCGGCTCGAATGTAGCCGTCATCGAGGCGCTTCATGTCAGGCAGCGTCTGCCATTCGGGGCGCGTCCCGTAGCGAATCGATCTTGACCCGTCGCTGCTTTGATAGAACTCGCGAAGATGGAAGAACGATCCATCCTCACTTAACGATACATGAATAATGTTCATTGTGTTATCTCCTGCAATGTCTATACCTACTTGCGAGGTCCTTGGGGTTGATGTAAGTAATCTTCGATACACCAGAGCACGGTTCCCGTGGAACACTTGAGATGCTTGGCGACTATGTCAGCAGTTTGGTTATAGCAACTTTCATACATGGTGTCAATAGGCAATGAAAATGCTACACCGTACGCAGAACACATTGCGTGTTCCATCTCGATGGATCGCATGAGCGACTTGTATGAATCGAGGCGCTTCATCACCCGCATTGCAGTGCGAGCGATCAGTTTACTTTGAGGTTGCATTCTCGAGGTCCTTGATTAAGCGGTTGAGTTTTCGGAGTTGCTTGCGGAGGTCTTTTTTCTCTTCGGGTAGGCCCATGTGTAGGGCTTCCCAGAGCACATGCCCTTCTTCTTTGAGTTCAGATACGACTTCCTTAGCGAGCAAGAGGATCTCTTCGTCAGTGAATCCTCGGATGTCTCGCTCGTCATCATCGGACCAGAGCTGCATCTTGTACTCGAGTTCACCTATGCTTAGTGCGCGATCGATCATCATGTCCTCTCCGTGTAATACGCTACAACAGATTCACCTATCTTGCTAGCACGTTCTTCGGTAGGCGCCCAGCCAAACTCATTGACAATGCCAAAGTTGTCAGTCACGGTCCAGCACCATGAAGGTTCAGCAGTCTCTTCATACTCAACAGTCAGCTTATACTTTGTTGGGACGTGTCGCTGCGGAACAGCATCGACCGTGTGCAACCAGCGGGCTGCTTCGTAAACTGTCTTGCGTGGGTACAGCGATCGGTACTCACAGATGACCTGTGCTAGTGTCTTACGATCGAGTTGATGGCTGTTCTGGGGTCCAGACCGCCAGGCTTCACTACGAATCTTTGGCCAAAGTTCTTGCCAGCGCATTGTGTTATCTCCAAGTAAGTGAATGGACTCATCAGTGGCAGCACCAACTGCCAGACCGCCGCAGCGGTTTCGTCCTGAGTTAGTCGGCTTCGGCAAACTTAAGGCCAAAGTCTTCCTCGAGCGTCGCTAGTACTTTCGACTGTGTAGGCCCGACAGCGAGAACAACTCCAAGCTCGTTGACTGCGAAGTTAATGCATCGCTTATGCTGAGTTGGGTACTGATCGGGCACCTTGTCGAAACGAATCAGCGTGACTCCGATGTTTGAGGTCAAGTTAGTCAGAACAGTGGCAGTGTGGTCCGTGGTCAGCAGTGCTTTGAAAAGATCGGTCATCTGTGTTATCTCCAAGGTTCGTCGATTGCGAAGTGCGATCGACTATGCTAGAATTATCGACTACCAAAGGCAAAATGTAAATACCATTTTGGCATTTTGTTCAAAATTTTTTGACCGTTATACTATAGCTCTTTGCCGATGAAACACGGCTCTAAAATGCACTAGCCTTCATCGGGAAGAATTTTTCATTTTCTTTGCATTTGCTATTGACATCCATCTGGTGAACGCTAGAGATCTTAAAACGAATGCGTCCAAATGCACTTTCGGCAGTCGGTACGACTACTATATCGAACTCGGGAGAAGAGTGCATTCTAGTGCATCGTCCAGTCGAACATTGCAGCC